CGACGACATCAACGAGTCGAACCGATCCGCCGAGAAAGGCCGTCGTCTGCGCTCACCTATAGAGAGCGCAGAACCTACGGATTCCGAGGACATATCTGCGCTCGCCATAGAGAGCGCAGATACCGGCTATCTGCGCTCAGTTTCGGGTCTATCTGCGCTCACTCATGGCGAGCCCCTACCGACCACTACTACCGACCAAGAAAGAGCACCGACCACTGGGGGCGCGCCGCCCCCAGACCCCCGGCGGCGCCCGCCGCCTCCGGCGTCGGCCAACGAAGCGCAACAGTCACTCACCGGACCGCTCGCCCCAGCCCAAGACCAACAGGGTGAGTCACTCCCGCACGCGACCGCGCGAGGGCCGAGCCCCGCCGAGCACGTCGCCCCGGTCTACGACTTCTTCACTCGGGAGGCCATATGAGCTACCGCGACCCGTGCCGACACTGCGGCAAGGAGATCCTCGTCGCCCGCATTCGCGGTGGTCGCTGGCTGCCGTTCGACCTGCAAACCATCAGCGCCACCCCCGACGCCGTTGACGCATGGGTCGCCGTCCGACGACGCGGATTCGTGCCCATTGGCGAAATCGCCGACCACCGCCTGGCCAGCGTCACCAGGTACGCCCGGCAGCACCGGTGCCCCGAGTTCCTCCGCTGGCTGGCCGACCGCAAGAGCCACGTCGGCGGCTTCTCCGAGAGCCTCGGCGCGCTCGTTGACCTGTGGACAAAGGAGCCCTCGTGACCGACCTCCGCGATCAGCTCGCCGCGTTCGAAGCCGCCGCCCGACAACTCCTCACCACACCACCACGGCTCGCCCTCGTCCACGCCCGACCCGCCACCTGCCACCCCAACCGGCCACTCTGCGCCCGAGGGCTCTGCCGCCAGTGCTACCAACTCGCCTGGCTCCGCGACGACCTACCCGACAAACGCACCCTCCGCAGCCGCGACGAATTCATCGCCGACTACGAACTCCTGCGCTCCGAGGGCTACACCCGCCGCCAGATCGCCGAACGCCTCGGCCTGACCTACCACGGCGTCGCCGCCGCCTACCGCCGCGCCGTCCGCGCCGGCGCACTCACCCCAGACCGGAGGCCCGCATGATCCGGCTCACCGACCCCGAACGCATCGGACCCGCCCTCGCCGAAATCCGCAACATGCTCGGCCTCGGCCGCCGCCAAGTCGCCCGCCACATCGCCCACATCACCGGCCGCACCGAAACCTCCATCAACGCCCAACTGTGGACCTGGGACGTCGGCCGCCGCCACCCCGACCTCGCCTCACTCGGACCGCTCCTCGACGCCCTCGGCTACGACCTGGCCCTCATCCCCCGGGAGGACACGTGACGGCGAGACCGCAGCCCAACGCGAAGTCGATGCACGTTAAGGCGCGCGTACGCACACTGCGCAAGACCCGCGGCTGGTCGGTTCAACACCTTGCAGACCTGATCAACGCGACCGGTCATCAGATCGGGCGCGCCACCCTTGCCACCCTGGAGATCGAACCGCGACGGCACGTGACAGTCGATGAGCTGTTTGCCTTGGCGCAGGCGTTCGGCGTGACCATCGAGCAGCTGACAGGAGACGGCGCGCTCTGCCAGACATGTAGCGATGAGCCCCCGCCGGGTTTCGCGTGCCTGAACTGCGGCCGGAACGGAGACGGTTAGTGACCGACCCGACCTGCGTCCGCTGCGGACGGCCCATGCCCGACCAGGCGTACGCGTGCTCCGGGTGCGCCTACCGCGCCGGCGACCAGCTCCACGACATCGCCGACATGGCCGACGCCGCCAGAGACGTCGCGCACGGCCTCAGCACGCGCTCAGGCGGCTCCAACGGCTCAGGCAAGCCCGGCAGCAGGCTCCCCCTGGATCTGGCCGCCACGTCGAAGCTGGACGCCGTAGAGAACACGCTCAGCACGTGGGCGCGCCACATCGCCGAGACCCGAGGAGTACCCCTGCCGTGAGCCCAGCCCTGGGATGGACCAACGGACTCGACGTTGAGGTCGCCTCGCTACCGCGAGGCCGCCGAGAATGGTGGATCTACCGACGCGGCGCGCTGTTGGCCCACGGCATCGCACGCAACCGCCTCACACTCGTGATCGCCGTACGCCTCGCGTATTGGCGGCACAGCTGGTGACCGACCCGATCGCCACGCTCGCCGCCTGGCTGGCCGGCCACGTCGAGTGGATGCGTCATCGCCAGGAAGCCGACGAGTTCCTGACCGACATCGACGCCTGCGCCCGCGTCGTGCGAGGCCTCGCACGAGGACCGGCCGAGCAGAAGTACCTCGGGCCGTGCGGCGCCGCGGTCGTCGACTGGGGCGAGGGCTGCGAGACGTCCGACGTCAGCACCTGCGACGGCGACGTCTACGCATACCGCGGCGCCCGCGTCGGACGATGCCGCACCTGCGGCGCCGAAGTTGCCACCAGCGAACGCGAAGCCTGGCTCGACGGGCAGGTCCGCGACCACAACTACCGCGACATCGAAATCGCCCGCGCGTACAAGGTCAACGTCAAAACCATGCGCACCTGGTACGCCCGAGGCCAGCTCCTCGCCCACGGCGAAGACCGCGACGGCCGGCCCCTGTTCAACGTCGGCGAAACCCTCGACATGTTCCGGGCGCTGGCCGTACGCCGGGCCGAAGACGAAGCCAAACGAGAGCGGCGTAAAGCCGCCAAGACCGAGGAGGACGCAGCGTGACCTGCACACCCGGAGAGCTCGCCGACCTGCTCGCCGAAGACGTCGTCACTACCCGAGCCATGCTCGTGCTCAGCGCAGCCAGCGCCGTCGTATTCGCCGTCGCGCGACCAGACCTGCCGCTCGACGTCGCCAAGGCCGCAACGCTCGCCCTGGCCGCCCGCGTCTACCGCAACCCAGCCGAGCTCGCCGACTGGCAACAGGCTCACGCCCTGGTCTCGGCCGAACTTGCCGCAGCGCCCGGCCTTGAGCGAGGACTACGCCGTGAGCGCACCGAAGGAGACGCAGCATGATCGTGATCAGCGACGAGATGATCAAGGCGGCTAACGCCGAAGTCACCGAGAACAACCCCTTCGAGCGGTCGGACTTCGACGCCCACCTCTTCGGAGCGCTCAACGGCATCTCGCCCGAGGCGAAGCGCGAGCTGGCGTCGCAGCTGCTCCGGTCGGCCAGCGAGGATGAGGGGTGCGGCGAGTGAAGTACATCCCCACCGAGGCGGAGCTCGACGACTGGGAGATACCGGCATGGATCCGCATGCTCGACCCTGACCCAAGCGGCGAGGTCATCCTCGGCTCGCTCAAGGTGGTGCGTACTGCCGACGGCCTGACGCCGTTCGGCTATAAGTGGTTCATGCGAGGAAGTCCACACCACCCCCGCATCACCCGCATGCATGCCGCGTACCGCCGCAGGTGGAGGAGGTGACCGGCATGGATGACGGGATCGCGGCGCTGCGAGCCACAGGCCAGACCGCCGAAGAGTTCGCCGCCACGATCGCCAGGAACGCGAGGATGATGGCGGGCATGGACGAGCCGGACCTGATCGCGTGGCTGCGCGCCCAGCTCGACGACGACGAGCGGGTGGCGCGGGAAGCGACGCCGGGCCCATGGGTGACCAACGGCACCTCCGTCTGGCGCAAGCCAGATGACTCCTGGGACTTCCGCCGAGCGATGGAAGGCCAACATGGCCGTATGCCGTTCGTAATGGTCGACCCCGGCGAAACGAGCGAGCCCCTGAACGCTGAGCACATCGCCCGCTGGGATCCGGCCCGCGTGCTGGGCGAGGTGGACGCCAAGCGGCGGATCATCGACCTGTTCGAGTCGCATGCGGACGCGCAGTTCCCCGACTCCTATGGCGGCTACGCCAGCGCCATGGAAGACGCGGTCCAGATCATCGCCCTGCCGTACGCCGACCGGGCCGGCTACCGGGACGAGTGGCGACCGTGATGTGGTGGCTCACCGGGCTCTTCGCGGCCTGCACCGCAGTCGCGGGGTGGTTCGCCACGCACGGCGATTCCGGCGCGCCCACCGCCGTTGTCGGGGCCGGGATCTGCACGATCATCTGCGCCACGCTGGCCCTGGTTGAACGCCGGTAGTTGACAAAGATCCACCCGCGAATCCATCATGTGCAGGCGAAACAAGTGTCGGAAGCGACACACACAGACACCGACCAGCCCCCGCCACTGAGCGGGGGCTTCGTCGTATCCGGAGCGCGTTAGCCCAGGTCAGGTGACTGATGGCCCGCATGCGTGTCTGCTCCTGCATCGGCTGCCCAGCCCACAACGGCAGCTGCCCCGAACTCACCACCGAGCGACGCTGCGCACCCTGCGCAGACCAGGCTGAGCTGAGACGCGGCAGACGTCAGGCACGGGGCTACGACGCCGAGCACGACAGGCTGCGTGCCAGGTGGAAGCCCAAGGTCGAGGCGTGCACTGTGCACTGCCACGCACAGACGTGCGTCATGCCCGCACGTCTCATCCTGCCCGGCCAAGCATGGGACCTCGGGCACAGCGCAGACCGCACCACATGGACAGGGCCAGAGCACGCGGTGTGCAACCGCAGTGCAGGTGGCAAGGCAGCGCACGTACGCTGACCCGATGCCCCTGATCAACGTAATGTGGGCCAAGGCTGAGGCCGCAGGCTGGGGACGCGCTGACTTCGACGTGCGGCTCAGCGTGTACATCGAGGCAGGCACCATGACCAACGACGAACGTCATGCGCTGCTGACCATGACCTATCCCGAGCGCCTCGACTGGCTCGCCTCGAAGCGCTATCCGGTCGACGCGATGCCGATGGTCTCGCTCGACTTCGACTCGTGGGGCTTCATCACGCCGGAGGGCCTGGCCAAGTTCGACTCCCGTCCTGCTCACGCTAGGTGACGGAGGGTGGGGGGTGACCCCCAACGGCTGGAAGGCGCAGGACCGCCGGGGAGGGCTCCGTCCGGTCCGCTGCAGGACATGATCCGGCTGGGCCCGCTCGGCGACATGATGCGCGTCGGCGAGAGCTTCATCCGGATCGGCACCGAGGGTCGCGCCGACGTCGTCACCTCGAACGCGCAGTCCCGGCTCGGCAACCCGCTGACGTACGCGGCGCAGGACGAGACCGGCATCTACGGCGAGTCCAACGGCATGCGGAAGGTCGCCGAGACCCAGCGCCGCGGCCTGGCCGGCATGGGTGGCCGGGCCCAGGAGACGACGAACTGTTTCGACCCGTCGCAGGATTCGGTGGCGCAGCGCTCGTTCGAGTCGAGCGCCGAGGACGTCTTCAAGTTCTACGAGCCGCCGCCGGCGAACTGGTCGTACCGCAACAAGGCGGAGCGGCGGAAGATCCACCGGCACAACTACGCCGGCTCGCCGCACGTTGAGGTCGACGCGATCGATGCTGAGGCGGCCGAGCTGGCCGAGAAGGATCCCGAGCAGGCCGAGCGGTTCTTCGGCAACCGGATGGTCTACGGCGCCGGCACGTGGCTCGAGGGCGAGAAGTGGGACGCCCGGGCGAAGCCGCGCGAGGTGCCGGCCGGTACGCCGGTGGCCGGCGGTTTCGACGGCTCGGACGTGGACGACTGGACGGTCATTCGGCTGCAGACCGAGGATGGCTACCAGTTCACGCCGACGTACGGCCCGGATCGCAAGCCGTGCATCTGGAATCCGGCTGAGCATGGCGGCCAGGTCCCGCGCCTCGAGGTCGCCGCCGCAGTTGAGGAGATCTTCGAGACGTTCCAGGTGGTGCGGTTCTACTACGACCCGCCCGGCTGGAAGACCGAGGGTCAGGACTGGGAGTCGCGGTACGGCGAGAAGGTCGTCCTGCGCTGGGAGACGTACCGGATCACGCAGATGCATGCGGCGCTGATCCGGATGCACACCGATGTGGTGAAGGCCGACACGACGTTCACGCACGACGGCAACCTGATCGTGGCGACGCATTTCCGCAACGCCCGCAAGCTGCCCCGTGCGGGGCAGAAGTACATCCTGGGCAAGCCGTCGCAGGCCCAGAAGATCGACGCCGTGATGTCGTCCGTCCTCGCGGACGAGGCGGCCGGTGATGTCACCGCGGCCGGCGCCTGGCCGAAGCCCCATGTCCGCCGCAAGGTCATCGTCATGAGTTGAGGGGAGCGCGCACGTGGCCCTCCCCGACGACTCGGACCCGATCGCCTGGGTCAACTACCTGGCCCGGGTCCACGACGCGGACCTGACGTACCGGTCGATCCGGATGGACGACGGCGTCGGCCCGTACTGGTCGCCCGGGCTGAAGGAATACAACGCCCTGTTCGAGGGCACCGCGCGCCTCAACTACATGCATCCGGACATCCTCCGCGAGGTCGAGGACCGGATTAAATGCGTCGCCCTCGGCTGGCCGGCCCTGGCCGTCGAGCCGCTCGAGGAACGCCTGGACGTGCTCGGTTTCCGGTACCCGGAAGACGGCGACCCGGATCCGGACGCGGCGCCGGAGGATCTGGCCAGCGTGGCCGGGGACGACAACCTGCAGCGGGTGTGGCAGGACAACGACCTCGACGAGGAGTCCCAGATGGGGCACCTCGACGCTCTGGTGATGAAGCGCGCGTACGTGACGGTCGGCGCGAACGAGGCGGACGCGGATGTGCCGCTGGTGACGGTCGAGTCGCCGCTGGAGATGTTCGCGCTGATCGACCCGCGGACGCGGGAGGTCCGGGCGGCGCTGCGCCGCTGGACGGAGGACTACGACTTCCTGCTGCAGCTGCAGGTCGAGTACGCGACGTTGTACCTGCCCAACTCGACCACCTGGTTCGACCGCGGTCCGAACGGCTGGCGGGAGACGGGACGCGACGTGCACAACGTCGGCCTGCCGCTGGTCGCGGCCCTGACGAACCGCGGGCGGCTGGCGAACCGGTACGGCCGGTCGGAGCTGACGGCGCCGCTGCTGTCGCTGTCGGACGCCGCGAACAAGATTGCGACGGACATGATGGTCGCAGCCGAGTTCCACATGCTGCCGCTGCGGGCGATCTTCGGGGTCGGCCCGGAAGACTTCGAGGACGAGCACGGCAACCGCCAGTCGAAGCTGCAGGTCCTGATGGGCAAGCTGCTCACGGTGGCCGGCGACGGCGACAACCCGGTGACGGCGCACGAGTTCTCGGCGTCGTCGCTGACGAACTTCCACGACACGCTGAACCAGCTGGCCCGGCACGCGTCCGGGCTGATCGGTGTCGACCCGACCGTGCTGGGCATGGTGACCGGCGCGAACCCGGCGTCGGCGGAGGCGTTGAAGGCCCGCGAGGTTCGGCTGATCAAGAAGGCGGAGCGGCGGCAGAAGGCGTTCGGGGGCGGCTGGGAACGGGGTATG